CACAATAGTGGGTTCAACGATAGAATGTCCGACTTGTGGGTGTGAGTATCCTCCTGTTGCGACCAGATGGCGTTGCCCTGAGTGTGGCTTTAAGGATTCATGCTGTGAGGGTGAACCTAGGAAGATGAGAGATTATGACAACAACTAATGATGCGATGTTTGAGGCTCTAGCAGGGTCATATCCATCATCAGGTCAAACATTGGGTGACTTGTTGTACGCTTTCTGGTCTGAAAAAGGTTTGCAGTATCGTGGTACTTTGGCTTATGAGTTTTATGTGGCGCAAGGTGCTACGGGCGCAACTCTAGGAGATTTGGCAAACGATTACTTTGTACGGGTTTACCCGTTGGAGTTTGATTTTCTTAATTTTACTATTGATGACGCTGATGAGTGGTTGGAGTTACAGGTTTTTGACCGTTATGATACGGTTGAACAGCAAATATACAGTTTAATTTGGTAAAGGAACAAAAGGAATACTATTATGGCAACAACATTTAGCAAAACACTTCTTAGTGGTTCAACAGACGGTAAAGGCATTAAAGTCGTACAAACCGCTACTGCTGGTACTACTATTCACACTGGTCCAACTAACACATCTATAATTGATGAAATCTGGTTGTATGCAGTTAACACTTCAGCCTCGGATGTTAAACTTACAATTGAATGGGGTGGTGTTGCTTCACCAGATGACCACATTGAATACACAGTTAAGGCTGAGAACGGTCTATATTTGATTGTCGCTGGCGGTCTAATCAAGGGTAATGCTACTGCGCTTGTTGTTCGTGCATTTGCTGCTACAGCCAATGTTATCGTAATGCACGGATATGTTAACCGTATAACAACAGTTTAAGGTCATCCTAGATGCCTAGTTTTGTTAGAAACACTTCAGGTGGTAAAGCCATTAGCGGTGGAGCATTGCAACCTCGTGGTCGCCGTGGTAACACTAATCAGGTAGCGTCTTACTGGTCTGGTGGTTCTTCCTCTGTTGAATCTCTTGAACTGCTTGTAATTGCTGGCGGCGGCGGTGGTGGTCCACAATTTGGCGGTGGCGGTGGCGGTGCTGGTGGTTATCGTGAAAATCTTGCATTTGCTGTTTCTGCTGGAACTGTTTACACAGTAACCGTTGGCGGTTATGGTGGTGGTGCTGGAGGCTCTGGTAACGGTGGTTCTGGAACCGCATCTTCATTCGGCTCGTATTCAGCATCAGGTGGTGGCGGTGGTGGTGGAGGCAACGGCGTTTCTGGTGGTTCAGGCGGTGGTGGTTTTGGTGGTGGCAACAACGGTGGTTCTGGAAACTCTGGAAGTTATTCACCAGTAGAAGGTTATGCTGGTGGTTATGGAGCAGGAATTATTGCTGGTCGTTCTCGTGCAGGCGGTGGCGGTGGCGGTGCTAACGCTGTTGGTGGAGACTACTCTGGTGAAAACGGCGGCTCTGGCGGTTCAGGTAAATCTTCAAGCATTACTGGAACAGCAACATTTCGTGCAGGCGGTGGCGGTGGCGGTGCATATGTTGGTTACGGCGGTGGCGGTGGCGGCGGCAACGGCGGCGGCGGTGGAGGAAACGCTGGTGTAGGTTCAACAAACACTGGTAGCGGTGGCGGCGGTGGCGGTTACTATATTAACTACGGACACATTCCAATTTATGGTGGTAACGGTGGAACAGGTGTCGTGATTATTGCTTATCCTGATTCTTTTCCTGCTGCTGTTTCAACAACAGGTTCACCAACAGTTAGTTTGGTTAGTCGTGCGGGTTATCGTGTTTATACATTTACTGGTTCGGGAAGCATTACTTTCTAATGGCACATTTTGCAGAACTAAACGAAAACAATATTGTAATTAGCGTTATCGCTGTTCATAATAATGAACTTCTAATTGATGGTGTTGAAAACGAAGCAAAAGGTATTGCTTTTTGCAATACCATAAAACCTGCTAATTGGATTCAAACATCTTATAACGCTAACTTTAGGAAGTCTCCTGCGTTTGTTGGTGGTTCGTATGACCCTGTTCGTAATGAGTTTGTTTATCCTCAACCATTTCCTTCTTGGACTTTGGATTCAAACAATGATTGGCAACCACCTATTGCTAGACCAACAGAAGATGGTGTATGGATTTGGGATGAAGAAACCCAACAGTGGCAACTGTAACTTTTGGCAGTTTTCCTAGGTCTGGTAATTTTTTTCTAGTAGAAACATTCAGAAAAAATGCTTCATCGGTTGGTGTTAACTGGGTTGGACATAACGCCCATCTGTTAACAAAACATAAAGATTCTTTTACGATAATTAGAAATCCATTGGATTGTGTTCCATCTTGGATTGTTTACGAAAAAGATGTACGCCCTAATAGAGCAGAAAAAGTTCTTGAATGGTATTGTGCGTATTATCAAAAGTGTTTTGATAATAACATTAAAATGTTTACTTTTGATTATTTGGTTAATGACCCAATTGGTCTTATAGGTCGGTTTTGTGAAGTTCAAATACATGATACTAATTTTAAATATTTTTATAATGAAACTAAAGACAAGTCTGGTTATAACGAGATTATTCAGGAAATGCAGTTAGCACCTAGTTTTTCTAGAGCAATGAGTTTGTTTGAGGAAGTATGCGTTCTCGCTGGATAATCTTTGTTCCAGTAGCGTTACTGGCATTATGGTCATCGGTTGCTAAAGCAGATGGCTTAGGCGACTGGACCGCTTCGCAATCCTGTGCCACAGGTTTTGTAAATGTAGTTGATAACAGTATTGTTCTTACTGGACCTGATGGTGGTGGGTGTGGTGGGGCTAATTGGGTTAAAATTGAAACCACAATTCCTGAAGGTGTCCTTAGCGTTTCTTTTGATTGGTCGTATTGGACGCATGATGGGTGGGTTTATGACCCACCACAATATGGTGTAAATAATGTTTATACTTTATTGACACAGCAAAATCAGGCTTCGGGAACAGAAACGGTTACTGTTACTGCTGGTGATATATTTACTTTCAGACAATATTCAATTGATTCATGCTGTAAGGCTGGTCACTTAACGATAAGTAATCTTTCATTATGGGAATTTACAACAACATCCACGACTTCAACAACGATGACAACTACTACTATTGTCCCCGAAACGACTGTCCTTGCCACCAGCACGACTTCTACGACAGTTCCAGAAACCTCAACATCAACAACCAGCACAACGACCAGTACGACATCTATTTTAACTACGACAACAACTAGTTCTTTTTTAGCAACGACAACAACCACGCTAGAACTAACGCCACAAACATCAACATCTATTTCACCTCCTCAAATATCCGAGCCAGAACCTGTTGAGCCTTCCGTTCCTGTAGAGCCAGAACCAACCGAGACAGGGACCACAAGCACATCAATAGAGGAACCCATGCCAGAGGTGACGCTTCTACCAGAAACAACCACAACAACTGAACCAGAGATAACAACGACTGAAGCACCTGAAGATACTACCACAACCTTAGAGCCAGATTTGGAGCCAAATTTAGAGCCATTGGCGGAGGAAGAAGTGATTGCTCTGATTGCTGAAGCAACTACTGTTGAGGAATTACAAGAAGCCTTAGAGGAGTTAACACCTGAACAAGTTGAACAGGTTGTTGATGAAATTCTAAGTCAGGAAGAACCTAGTCAGGAGCAGGCTGTGGCTTTAGCCACAAGCCCAGAAGTTTTGTCTGTTATTAGCGTGGACAATGCTGAGAAGGTATTTGAGGCGTTACAGGTTGATGAGTTGACTGTTGAGCAGGTTTCTGAATTGATTGAGGCTGTTCAGTCTGCCCCTGAGGATATTCGTACACAGTTTGAAACTAGTATTGACATCTTTGCCTCGGACCTAGGGGATTATGTTCCTGTGGGTTCTAATGTGCCTGTTGATACTCGCAGAACCCTTATTGCTGTTGCTGCTGGTGCAGCAATGGCTGCTGTTGGTTCTAGGAAGTTCCCATAGAACAATTAGCCTATTAAGGTGAAAAGGTTTTTTTCTGAGATTCATGGTCTTACTTGGACTTTGGCTGGAACAGGCATGGTTTTAATTACCCTGTCTGGCAATACCCGTTCTTTGGGTTGGCAAATTACCCTAGTAGCATTAACCGTACACCTTGTTGGTGTATTTATTAAGGAGAAAAATGAATAAGGCAAAAGACATTGCAGGAAGAATTGTTGCACTTTTTCTTACCAACGCCCTTGGCGTGGTAACTGGTGCTGCAATTATCGCCCCAGACCTAGAAGTGTGGAAGTCGGCTCTTATCGCTGGCGCAGTATCCATTTTCAAGGTTGCAGAACAACTTGCAAAGGCAAGCATTGATGGTGTTCTTACCAGAGATGAAATTAATGCAGCGTTTGGTGCAACCCCTAAGAAGATTGCAGCCAAGAAAGTTGCTAAGGCTGTAACAAAGTAATGAAACTGTTTATCACCCCCGTTAAATCTTGCCAGCATCTAAAAGGTAAAAAACCGTCTGAGGTTCTCCCTAGCATGCTTCGTAAGGTTTCGGGTGGTGGTAAATTAGAGTTGTGTGCGGCTGATGCGTGGGAAGCGATGGTTGCTGCTGCTAAGGTTGATGGCATAAAGTTATCTCCCAGTAGTGCAGGTGACATGTTCCGCAGTATTGCACAGCAAACCGCAGGTTTTGTTCAAAGATATCAGAAGGAACCTATTGCTGGTGCGGTGACACGCACTTGGAATGGTGTTAAATGGTATCTTAAAAAAGGTTTTGCACCTTTAGCGGCTCCTAATGATGACCCAAAGAATTGTTCTAAACATATGTTGGGTATTGCGGTGGATGTCGCTGGTGCTAATGGTAAGATTTTGGAATGGATGTTTAATAACATTGCCAAGTTTGGTTTTAGTTGGGAAGTAGTTCCTGCCGAACCTTGGCATATTCGTTATGTTGCAGGTGATGCTACACCTGAAGCCGTTGTGGCTTGGAAGGAATCTAGCAAGTAATATCCCCGATGTGCAATTGTTTGCACAGATAGGAAATTATGAGGAAATTTTTTGTTATCTCATTAATTATTGGCATGTTTTTTTCACCCACCAGTGTTTCTGCAAAGAAACCACTGAACCTCAGGTGTCCACAAATGGAAGGCATTACTCGCATTATTGCAGATAGCGATAAAATGATTCTTCAAGTGGACTATATTATGTGGCGTGAATCCAGATGTAAGTCTAAGAACATTAACCGCAAGGACCCTAATGGTGGTTCGGTTGGGTTGTTTCAGATTAACAAGTTTTGGTGTAAACCAAACCGATACACGAAACAGGGTTTCCTTCAGGATGCTGGTGTACTAAACAAATGCCATCAACTTTATAATCCTGTTGTCTCTGCTAAAGCCTTTATGGCTATTTATGATTATGCTCATAATCGTTATGGTGATGGTTTCGGTCCATGGGGTGGTGAACCTACATGGATTTAAACGCACTTATAAATGAAAAAGAGTGGAGGAAATGTCGTGGTCCTGAGAAAGCAACAATTGAACAACAACTAGAGGCTTTCACATATTTTTGTGAAACTTTTTGGTGTATTAAACATCCTGAGAAGGGTCGTATAAAGTTTAATTTGCGTGACTCGCAAATTGACACAGTTAAAACTTGGATGTCAGAGCGTTACACAATTGTGTTGAAAGCCCGTCAGATTGGGTTTTCTACTTTGGCTGCCGCATACGCTTTCTGGTTGGTGTTCTTTGCTCCTGACCGTTTTGTTGTTATGTTGTCCCGTACCGAGCGTGAATCTGTAAAGTTGCTTGCCAAGAGCAAGTATGGTTACCGTTTTATTCCACAGTGGATGAAAGAGCGTGGACCTAGGCAAACTACTGACCATCAACTTAAAATGATGTTTGATAACGAGTCTGCTATTGAGTCGCTACCATCGGGCAGCGACCCTGCTCGTGGTGAGTCGGTGTATTTGGTTATTGTGGACGAGTGGGCGTTTTTGCCTAACCCTGAAGAAGCGTGGGCTTCTATTGAACCTATTACCGATGTCGGTGGTCGTGTTGTTGGTTTGTCCACTGCTAATGGTTCGGGAAACTTTTTTCATCAACTGTGGGTTGGTTCACAAACAGGGTCAAACAAGTTTAAAGGAATCTTTTATCCTTGGGATGCTGATGGTGAGCGTAACGAAGATTGGTATGAGGCTAAGAGCCGTAACATGCAATCTTGGCAGATGCACCAAGAATATCCACGCTTCCCTGAGGAGGCGTTCATCAAATCAGGTAACCCTGTTTTTGATATTGACATGCTGAACAGCATGGAACCAGAGGATGGTCATGTTGGTTACTATCATTTATATTCTGATGGTAATGGTGAGTTCCGTTTTCAAGAAAACGGTGAACTAGAAGTTTGGTCCCATCCTGAGATTGGTGGAACATATGTGATTGGAGCCGATGTCGCTGAAGGACTTAGTTATGGTGACTACAGTTCCGCCCATGTAGTTGACGCAGCCACAGGGCTAGTGGTTGCTCATTGGCATGGACATATTGAACCTGACTTGTTTGGTGAACTGTTGGCTGAAATAGGTTGGTGGTACAACACAGGTTTGTTGGGTATTGAAAGCAACAACCACGGTCTGACAACCCTGAAGGCTGCACAGAAGCATGGTTATAAGAATCTTTATAAACAACGCCGCCTTAATGCTGTCCGTGCTGACCCTAGTGATGTGTTGGGTTGGAGAACCACATCCTCTAGTAAGCCGTTGGCTATTGACGAACTTAGTGCCGCTATCCGTGATGAGGGTATAATCATATTGTGTGCTAAGACTTTGGGCGAGTTGCGAACATTTGTTCGCAAGGAGAATGGTCGTATGTCTGGTAGCCCACATGACGACAGAATTATAAGTTTGGCTATCGCCAACCAGATGTTGAAGTATGTTTGGTTGCCTGAATATCGTGGTGATGTTTCTTTGCCAAAGAATAGTTTAATGTGGTGGGAGCAACACCTTTTTAGTGGTCAGGGTGAGAATCGGATGTTTCTTGGTTCCCATAATGTAAGAAAACGAACACCTTTTTAATCTTAGGAACAGATTCAGTACTATTATGATGTTTAAATGCACAAATTGTGACAAAACCTTTGTTTCAGACGAACTTCCCCGCAGGGGCGAAGTCTGTTTTGCATGTCATATTAAAACCGTCAGATTGGGATTCACTTATGGTAAAGAAGATTTTCATGGTCCTACTGTCGCTGAGCGTCAGCGTCAAACTGTGGAACAGGCTAAAATCAACGGGTACAACGCAGAGCCAGTCACGAACTGGATGTAATGAATCATGCTTTCATCCGTATGGGTCCCAATCATCGTTGCCGTCATCATGGGACCAGTCGTGGTTGTCTTACAAAAACTTCGTAAAGAAAACACCGACCAACACGCACAAGGGCAAGTCCTTCTTCGGGTTATCGGGTCTAAGGTTGACAAAATAGGTAGCAAACTGGATAACCATATTGGTTGGCATGAAGGACAAAAAGATGGCAAGTAAAAAACGAGGAATAGATGACATCATTAAACCTATTAAAGGTGAGTTGCGTCTATATGTAAACAAATCTTTGAAATCCGCATATAAGGCTGGTAACACAAAGAAGGCTAGAGATAATGCTGTTTGGTGGGCTAAAGATGCTTACAAGGCTCATTATGGAACTACAAAAGGTTTTAGTCAGGCGTTTGAAAAGGCTGAGCGTGAACTCGCTGCCAAGCGTGTTGCCTCAAAGGCTAAGAATGTTAGAAGGACAAAATAATGGCTAAGAAATCAGCAGCAGACCAACTTAAAGCATACAAGCAACGCTTAGAAGCATCTAAGCGTTGGCGTAAAGACGAAGGTTATGATGCTGTTTGGCGTAGGCTCACAGACCTATATAAAGGTCATCAATATGAGGACTATCGTGACGAGGACAGACTGCTAGTTAATATTGCTTTTGCAACTGTTAACATTATTGCCCCAAACATTTCAGTTAACTTCCCTAAGATTGCTGTTAACGCTGTTAAACCAGAAAACGCAGCCAACGCTGTCATCGCTGAAGCGGTTGTCAACTATTGGTGGAAGCATCGTGATATCCGTACCGAGTTCCGCCGTGCAGTAAAAGACTCTTTGATTTGTGGTCATGGTTGGATTAAGAGTGGATATCGTTTCGTTGAAGAAGAAACAGTTGGACAGGAAACAGAAGTATCTGACCCTGTAGAGGGTGGAGAAATGACATCCACAACCATAATCCTAGAGGACAGCCCTTTCGCAGAGCGTGTTAGCCCTATGGATGTGTTCGTGGACCCTGATGCAACCAGCATGCGTGACATCAAATGGATTGCTCAGCGTATCCGCCGCCCTATTGCTGATGTTAAAAACGATAAGCGTTACACCAAAGTTGCTAGGGACGAAGTGCAGATTATGGCTGTTAGCCGTTATGCCGATGACCCAAGCCGCAAAAAGATTAACGACAAAAATGAAGGTTACGCCGAAATTTTTGAGTTCTATGATGTTGCCGCAAAATCAATGAGTGTGTTCTGTGAAGGTGCAGAAAACTTCTTGGTCAAGCCAATCCCAATGCCATACTCGTTTGGTCAGCCGTTTGTTATGTTGCGTAATTATGATGTCCCTGACCATTTTTACCCTATTGGCGATTTGGAATCCATTGAACCTTTGCAAAAAGAGTTGAATGAAACCCGAACCCAAATGATGAATCACCGTAAAAAGTATTCACGCAAATACCTGTATAAGGAATCGGCGTTTGACAATATGGGTCGCCAAGCATTGGAGTCTGATGACGACAATGTGATGGTCCCAGTAATCAGTGACGAAGCCCTGAGTGGTGTTGTAGCGAACTTCCCTGCTGTAATTAACCCACCAGATTTCTATGACCAAACCTCCACTATCATTGCTGACATTGACCGTGTATCAGGTGTGTCAGAAATCCAGCGTGGCGGCACTAGCGAAATTCGCCGTACCGCAACCGAGTCCGCTTTGGTGCAAGATGCAAGCAATGCTCGTACTGCTGACAAGTTGGCTATGGTTGAACAAGCCATCAGCGAAGTGGGTCGCCGTATGGTTGCCTTGGCGCAACAATATATGTCAGGTGAGCAGGTAGCCCGTATCACAGGTAAAGATGGTGAGCCTGTTTGGGTTCAGTTTGACCGTGACTATTTGGAAGGTGACTTTGACTTTGAAGTAGTTGCTGGTTCAACACAGCCAAACAACGAATCTTTCCGCCGACAGATGGCATTACAGATGGTTGACGCTATGGCTCCGTTCGCTGGAGCAGGAATCATAGATATGGGCAAACTTGCCGCCTATGTGCTACAACAGGGCTTTGGTGTTAAGAACCCTGACGAGTTCATAATGCAACAGCAACCTCCTATGGCTCCTGAGATTGGTGGTGCTAGCGCACCACCAATGCCACCAGAACCCCCTCCTGTCCCTGCTGAACAAGGTGCTGGTCCCTTAACTGGTGACCCTGCCATGTTGCAAGCGATGCTTGCACAGCAAGGACAGATGCCGCCAATGGCATAAAGGAACAGCAATTTCATATGTAGAGCAACCAACTAGGACTCTAGGAGAAATAACATAATGAGTGATGAACTCGTAACAACATCGTCTGTGGAACCCGAAGGGTCACCCGTTACAGAAGGTGTTTCAGAAAGCCCAAGTACACCAGTTTTATCTGTTGAGGAATATTCTAATTATAGAGTTCCAATCAAATTAGATGGTGAGGATTTGGAAGTACCTCTAAGTGAGGCACTCGCTGGTTATCAACGCCAAGCAGATTATACTCGTAAGACGCAAGAACTTGCACAGCAAAAAGAACAGTTTCAATTTGCTACTGCACTTCAATCGGCTTTAGATAATGACCCTGCCGCCACGATTGACCTGTTGAGCAAACATTATGGTATCAGCCGTCAGGCTGTTAACGAAATGATTGCTGATGGTGAAGATTTTGATTCTTTGGACCCTACGGAACAAAAGTATCGGGAACTTGACAAGCGTCTTGCATCGTTTGAGGATTATCAATCCAAGCAGGAAATTGAGCGTGAAGTTCAACGACTAAAGTCCAAATATGAGGATTTCAATATCAATGAAGTTGTTACAACCGCTTTGCGGATGAACTCAACGGATTTGGAAGGCACATACAAGCAGATGGCGTTTGATAAAATGATGGCAAAAGCAGAACTAGAACGGCAAGCCCGTGAAGTCCAACAGCAGAAAGAAAACTCTTTGTTGGAATCCAAAAGGCAAGCCAGTGTGGTATCGGGTGGTTCGTCCGCTACGGCTAACACAACTAGTGAAACTTTTGAACCCATTACATCAGTCGCTGAGGCTTGGGCAGCAGCCAAGCGTTCTATGGGCGCAAAATAAAAACTACTACATTCTTTTAGGAGAACATAATGTCTAATGCAAACTTTGATGCGTTGCTCAGTACAACGCTCGCAAACTATCGTGACCAACTCACGGACAACATCTTTACGGCACGCCCGTTGACCTACTTCCTTCAGGATAAGGGTCGCATCCGCATGCTTAACGGTGGAACCAAGATTGTTGAGCCACTCATCTACGGTGAAAGTTCAACTGTTAAGTCGTACAGTGGTTATGACTCAATCTCGTTGACCGCACAAACTGGCATCACGGCTGCTGAATACGATTGGAAGCAGTACGCTGCATCAATCGCAATTAGCGGTATTGAAGAAGCCAAGAACAACGGTGAACAAGAAATCATCAACTTGTTGGAAGCCAAAATCATGCAGGCTGAAGAATCAATGCGTGAAGGTTTCAACCGCATGTTCTACGCCGATGGAACTGGCAACAGCAACAAGGACTGGAACGGTCTTGGAAACCTCGTTGAGGCTTCAGGAACCGTTGGCGGTATCAACCGTGCAACAGCAGGTAACGAGTACTGGCGTTCATACGAGGAAAACACCGCAACAGCGTTGACCCTCGCACAAATGTCAACTGCTTACAACAGCGTTTCTGTTGGTAACGACCACCCAGACATGGTTCTCACAACCCAGACTCTGTTTGAAAAGTACGAAGCATTGTTGCAACCACAGTTGCGTTACACCGACACCAAGACCGCAGATGCTGGATTCCAGAACCTGTTGTTCAAGGCTGCTCCTGTTGTTTACGATGAGCATTGCACCGCAGGTATTGTGTACTTCTTGAACAGCAAGTACCTAACCTTGGTTGGTCACTCAGGCAAGTGGTTCTCACAAACCGAGTTTGTTCGTCCTGAGGACTTGGATGCCCGTTATGCACTCATCATGTGCTACGGAAACCTCACCTGCCGTAACGCTGCAAAGCAAGGCAAGTTGACGGCTAAGACAGCCTAGTTAAGTAATCCGATGGTGGGGGCGCAAGCCCCCATTATCATAATAAAAAAAACACAAAATTCAAAAATTTAGGAGAATGATATGCCACTTATTTCAAACACTAGCGGTGCAATTGACCGTACCCGTCTTGCAGACTGGGCAACCAAAGAAGAAAAAGTAACCGTAGTAGCAGCAACAGACGCAGCAACCGTACAGGTTGCAGCAACTCTTGCTGGTGCAGCACGCACACTATACACGATGACACCAACAGCGTCCCGCACTTTGACCACACCAACTGGTGCGGAACTTGGTGCAGCGTTTGGTGACGAAGCAGTTGGTTCAAGTTTCCAATTCACCGTTGTCAATGTCGCCGCAGCAACCCACCCAATCGTGGTAACTGCTGGAGCATCGGGTGTAACACTTGTTGGTGTAGCAGCAACCTTTTCGGTTGCAGCAGCATCGTCAGCAACTTATGTTGCAGTGTTCACTGCCGCAGACACGGTTTCAATTTACCGAGCATAATCCCCACTAGGGAACAAATTGATAATGGTGGGGAGCAGAAACTCCCCACCATTTCTCTATCTAGGAGCATTTATGCCTGTTAAATATAAGATTCTGTCCAGCCATGCAGATGCTAAACCTAAGGCGGGGACAAAAACATCAAACTACCCTAAGGGTAAAAAGTCTAAGGGTGTTGAGGGTTCTATTCCGTATAGCCCAAAAGTTAATGCTGATGGTAAGCGTAAAACAAAGCAAGCACGGCAACAATATGGTATGGGCAAAGTTGGAACCAAAAAGGGAGCATACTAATGCCACAGCCTAGGAAACTTCGTGGGAATAGTGAAGTAGCCCGTAAAACTATGCGTTCTAAGGACATCAAAAAAAGTTCTATTGAAATGCAAGACAAGAGGCGAATCAACTCAATGCTTGGTGATTTGTCTGGTGGTATGGTGAATTATTATGGCGGAATTATACCTGCACAAAATTGGTTACGAGATGGTGAATCACAAAGTCGTACCGAGAAACGCTACGAGGACCAAAGAAAAAGAAGGAAAGAAGCAAAGTTAACGACTAAGGCTGGAAAACGGGCTGAGGACCAAGCCGATAGAAGGTCAAAAGCAAAAGCAGCCGAAAGAAAAAAGGAATTTGCAAAGAAGAAAGCAGCAAAATCTGTTAATGTTAATAAAGTTAAGAAAAGGATGCGATAATGCGTAAACCCGCTATTGAAGCCCGTGTAGGTCATACCCGTGGTATTGATGATGTAATTAAACCTGTAGCAAAGGGTCTTAAAAAGGCAGCCAAGAAAGCCAACAAGGCTAAGAATGATATTCCTGACCCTAAGTACAAGAAAAATCCTTACAACAAAAAGGGTGGTTTGACCACTGATTATAAGGATTATGTTTTGCGTAACAGCCGAGGAGATTACTAATTATGGCATCTAAGAAACGAGCAATTGAAGCCCGTGTAGGTCACACACAAGGTCTTGACGATATCGGTAAAGGTATTGTAAGAATTGGTGAAAAATACGCCAATAAAATTAAGCGTGGCAAAGTGGAAATAAATGTCCGCAAGCAACTTAGAAAGAATAAGGTTGAACCTCAGTGGCGGGCGCATTTTCTTGATAACAAGGAAATGTATTTGCCACCAAAGAAGGGTACTTATGCTAATCCATATAGCGGTAAGTCGTTGCCTAAAAAGATTAAAAAGAATGTAATTAAGGGAGCAAAGTAATGGCATCCAGCAAGAAACCAAAAGGTCTTGAAGAAGATTTGGCTAAACAAATTTTGAAGTTACTCCGCAAGGGTACTCCAAAAGCATCAAAAGAGGCTGACCGTCTTAAAGGTATTCAAAAGGTTTTGCGTGAGGACCGTGCAGAAGCCGCAAAAGGTAAAACACAACTCATTAGAGAGTGGGACCGTAAACTTGGTGCAGAATATTATGCAACAAAGCGGGCTAGTGAATCAAAGAGTGTAACTCAGCGTTTGCGTGCGGACTCTGCTTTGCGTGGTATGGACAAGAAATTCAAGGGTGTTGGCAAGAGGCAGTCTGCTAATGAACCTAAGACTATTAGTGATGCTGCTTCACGGGCTGACAAAAAGAAGTTCTACAAGGAATCAGGTGGGCGTAACTCTCCTGACCGTATTGATGCCCGTAAGCGTGCCGCAGCAAACCGTGCTAAGAACGCTAAGCCTAAGAAGCCACGAAACAACAAGAAGTAGTTGTGGCTAAGCCCAAGAAACAGAAACCTAGTTTTGATATCGGTGACCTATTGGGGTTTCTGAATCAACCTAAGGTTAAGGCTGCTACTAATTTGTCTCAGGGCAAGTTAACCAGTCAGGATGTTATGGGTTTGATGGGTAACAACCAGTCTAAGGCTGCGCCTTATTCTGGTGTTGTTGCTGATGCGTATAATACTAAGGTTAAACAGGATTATGAAACCGCCAAGTTTTTGGCGGATTTCTTTACTCCAGCCACAGAAACACAAAGATTGATTCAAGGTAAATCTCAACCAATGGACCCATTATGGGCTGCTATGAACTTTTTCCCTTTTGCCAAGGCTGGTAAAAAGTTGAAGAATATTGATAAGGGAACCAAAATGCTGCTGGATGCCCTAGGGGCATCTAAGCCTTTGCGTAGTCATTCTGCTGGTATTCACAGTGGTTCTACGGATACACAGTATTCTCCGTTTGACTTGTTGTTGATGCAATTAGCAGGAGAATAAAAAGTTTGGGGAACAATTCCCCTATGAGTGATGAACAATAACGCTGTCCCTGCTCACGCCTATTATGGAACCCCTCAGACTGGCTACCGCCTTGCGGCGGTTGCTGGTTCCCGTATCGCTGCCCCTAGTGGACCTTATATTGGTCGGGGTGACAAATGCACTGGTAACGATGATACTTGTGGTGCGAACAAGGTGCGTGGACAGCAGTTTTGTGCAGGTCATTTAAAGAAAATCAAATCTGAACAGGAGGCATAATGGCTTATGCCCAGATGACCGCAACATCGTTGCGTCAAACAGTACGAGACATAACGGACCTTGACTCTGAGGACCTACCCGATTCGTTACTAAACCTTTATATCCGTGACGGCTACTACCGTATATTGGACATTGAGAAGCGTTGGACTTTCCTAGAGAAGTCGTTTACTTTTAATACTGTTGCTGAGCAACGGGCTTACCCTATTAGTGCTTTTACTGCTGACCCTATGTCACAAATTGTGTCTATTGTGGATAACACGGGTATTGGTTTGCGTTTGGACATGGTTTCACATGATGAGGCTGAAAGCACCTATATCGGTGCGTATGACACGAGTGGTGACCCATTGTTTTATTCTATTTGGAATGGCAACATCCATCTGTTTCCAAAACCAAACAATGCTCGTACTTTGACTGTCCGTGGTTATCGTGAACCTATTGATTGGGTTACTGAGGGTGGCAATGTGGACGCTAGTGCTAACTTGCATTTTGCTTTAGTTTATTATGCTTGTAGTCGTGTGTATCAGCGTTTAGAGGATGTCGCTATGGCTGATGTTTATAAACGGTCTTTTGATGAGGGTGTTATGTTGGCTGTTAAGTCTGTGATGACACCAAATAGTCATGCAAACTTGGTGTTGTCTGCTGGTCGTACCACTGGTCGTCCAACCTTTAACGGTTGGATGACACGCATGGGGCAAGGTTTGAAAGATAACCAATAATGGCTGGATTAAACATTACCGAGGTAAGTGATTTTACTGGTGGACTGAACTTCCGTGCAGACCAATTCCAGTTGTCAACTTTTGAGTCACCTGACATGTTGAATGTTGAAATTGACCCACGAGGTGGTGTTTTTAGCCGTGGTGGTTACCAAAGGTTAAACACAACAGCAGTTTCTGGTACTTGGAGTCCACAAAAGTTGTATCCGTTTAGTGGTGCAACGCCAACAATCCTGTTGGCTAATAGCACCAAGGTTTATAAATCAACTGGCGGAAACTTTACGACACTCCAGTATTCCTCAGGTAATGATGTTGTTTCCGCTAGCCCTCATGGTGCTTGTATGGCACAGTGGGCTGACAGCATGTATATTGCTACTGGTATTGCTGGTAATGGTGGATATGTGTGGAAAACAACTGACACATATGCGACAGCATTGACAGCATCTGGCACTGCACCTCATGCTTGGCAAACAACACCTACTAGTTCTGAACGCAAAATGCCAACAGCAGAACATTTGATTGTCCACGCTAATAAAATGTGGGCTGCACATGTTGATATTGCTGGCACAGATTACCCTAACCGTATTCATTGGTCTTTGGAAAACGCCCCTGAAAACTGGGATGAAGATGATTATTTTGATATCGTTGGCGGCGGCAACGGTATCACAGGTATGGCTGTTGTATCAGGACAACTAGTTGTTTTCAAACCTAACGCTGTGTATGTGGTTTTTGGTTACGCTAGCGACAACTTCCAAGTTGTTGAACTAACGAACCGTATTGGTTGTATAAGCCATCATGCTATTGCACAGGCAGATGATGGTGTTTACTGGTTCAGTCACAACCAAGGATTATATTTTTATAATGGTGCATCCATTAGAGACATGTTTGACAACCTTCGTACTGCTATTGACTTGAACTATATTAACCCTGCCGACCATGAATCAATCAGCGTTTCTTGGGTTGGTCGCCGTGTCTGGGTTTCTGCACCATACTCTAAAGATACAACTGTTTCTGTGCCTACGGTTAACTTTGTTTTGGACCCAACTATCCGTGGTGGTGTTTACACAATGTTTTCAAGCCATGATGGTTATGGTTTGGTTGGCGGATGTAACTGGACTGATTCAACTGAAGCGGATTATCGTTTGATGTGTCATCCAACGCAGGCATATGTTTTGAAGGTTGACATGTTCAACGATGAGTCAGATAATATTTCTGGAACTAGCACCGCTTTTGAATCATATTATAAAACACGCTGGTTTGATGGTGGTTCTTATATGCAAAAGAAAATGTTTCGCCGCCCAGACTTTGTTGTTAAAGAAGCCGACATCGCTCAGAGCATTGCGGTAAAAGTTTATCATGACTTCACCGAGGGTGAAGGTAATGAAAGAAAGATTTTTAGCATTACACAAACACCACCAACAACAGCGTTGATTTGGGGTTCGGGTTTATGGGGCGAGGATTGGTCTAGTGGTGCTATTAGTTCCAAGGTTATTGCTGGACGGAACCTTGGTTTAGCACGGTCTATTCAGTTGGAATTTGTTGGTCCAGAAAGCAAAAAATGGGGCATAAACAGCATCGGTTACAAGTATCAGGCACGAAGGATTAAAGGTTAATTTATGGCAACTCTTAGTATTACAAACAGTTTTACCAACGGCACACCTGCCGTTGCTACAGAAGTTAATACAAACTTTAATGATGTTAAAACTTTTGTTGAAGCATTAGCAGCAGGGACAAACCTTGATGATGGGTCAATTGTTTATAGCAAACTGGCGGCAGCCACCGTGACGGCTTTAACGGCTGCTGGTGACAGCGACCAAATCATTTTGGGTTCACAGGTTTTTGGCTGATGAAAGTCGGCTGGCAAACACCTTTCCTGTCCGTGCTGGTAGGAACCGATAAAGATGCGCTTCAACGCATCTTTTCGTCACTTCAGGCTGAACTTAGTCGGATGCAAAACGAAATAGATGTTTTGAAAGATAGAAACACCTTGGGTTATAAGGAACAAACGAGGTATTAATGTGAGCATGACAGACGCATATAATCAGGATTTTGGGCTGAGCGAGGCTGCTCAGATTGCTAGGAAACAGAAGCGTTCTATCGCTAATCAGCAGGCTGCCCTGTTGGGTCAGCAGCGTGGCTCACGCAACATTGCTGACATCACGAAGGCTGGTGTAAGGGGTTTTAATCCAACGGTTTCTCAATATGGTCGCCGTGGTTTGGCTGGACCTAATGTGCAGTCAGGTATTGCTCGTAAGGGTTTAGAGGATTATGCGGCTGGTATTCAAGCCCGTTTGGGTGCAGAGCAGATGTCCATGCAAGACCAGTTAAACAAGATTGCTATGGATGAGTCTTTGCAGCAGGATGATTTAAAGGCTTATTTGGCTGAACAGCGTTTGCAGAAGCAGCGTGACATTATAAATGCCGCAACACAGTTGCAGGCTTTCAGTAGTTACTAGGAGCGTTATGGGTATTATTTATGTGAATGGTCGTTTGGTTCGGGAATCGGATGAGCAAATAGCAGCCCGTATGTTGGCTGGCGCACAGCGTGGTGGCACAGAAGCCGCTAACCCACAGTTTGACCGTCAGCGTATGATGGGTAAAAGTGAAATAAAAAACATGCAACAGGCTGGTTTGATTGGTTCTGAACCAACTAAGCGTGTGGGTGCTGAAGGTGCTAGCACTTCTCTTAGGACTGGTAATGTTGTTTCTGCACCGAAAAAAGGTGATGGTAAGGGAGCAGGTGGTGCTGGTGCTAAAGCAAAAGCGGATGCAGACAAGACTTTGAAAGAGGCTCAGGACCGTGCGCTTGCTTATGCCTCTGGCATGCAAGCAATTGCAGATTATAAAGCAAATGCTGAGGCTGCTAAGGCTGCTGCTGAAGGTCGTATCGCTGATGTTTATGACCCACAAAAAACTGATATTGAGAATGAACGAGCAAGACAATTGGCGTTGCTTGAATCAATGATTGGGCAAGGACAAGCCGATATTACTAAGGCTGAACAAGATTTTTTGGCAAGTGTTCAACCAACAAGCGCATATTCTAATACACAGTTTGTGAACATGCAGGCTTTGCAGAATCCTTTGTTGGAGGCTTTGCGTCAGCAGGGTGCTGGTGAGGGTGCTGTGCAACAGCAGTCTGCTATGGACCAGTCGTTGAATAACTTTATGACGCAACTGCAACAGCAGTCTGCTAGTCGTTATGGTGATGTTCAAACAAACTTGTTGGAAAGTTTGCGTAACTCTGGTCGTGGTTCGGCTATGGCTGGTCGCCAATATTTGGGTCAGCGTGGACCTGCAATCTCTAGTGGTATTGAATCCGCTTTTGGTAAGCAGTTAACTGATTTGGGAACTGACCGTGCCAAGACTGAGGCTGACATTATGAGCCAGTATTATGATGCTTTAGCAAAGATTACTGAGATGCAGGCTGACACTACAGCGAAGTATGCTCCACGACCTGATAAGCCTGCTAAACCTAGCACACCTGCTGGTCAAGGTATGCACTGGGAGTGGAGTGGTACTCAATGGGTAGCAACAAAGAATAAGAAATAAAGGAAGTTATGGCTGTAACCAGAGGTCCTTTATCCAATTTGCCTCCTGCTGTGCAGGGGAAAATTAATATTGGTAGAGCAATAGTTCCTTCTGCTCGTATTACCGCCGAACCTTCACCTACCCCGAACAGAGATGACTTGGACAAAGCGTTGCAGTCGTCTTTGGAAAAGATTGCTGTAGATACAAAGATGACTCCTGAACAAAAGCAGGAGGCTGCTACTAAGGCTTATCAGATTGCCAAAAAGGGGGAAAGCAAACCTAGTTTGTGGGGCAACATTAGTGGTGTTATTGGTACTGCTGCTAAGAAGGCTGTTATTGGTCCTGTTGCTGGTTTGGCTAATCAATATGCTGGTTTGATTAAACCTTTGACCAATACCTCTATGGCTATTGCTTCTGAGTTGAGTGGTTTACCTGATGCTTATGCTACTTTGCGTACAGAAGAAAAGCGTCTTGGTAAAAAATCTGGTGGTGTTGCTGTAACTATTGCAGATTTCCTTGGGTTGGATTATGGTTCTAAAGTTGACCCAGAGAAACAGGCTTACATTATAAGTCATCCAGAGGAGTTCATTCCTAGTTGGGAACGATTCAAAAAAAATGCTGCCTCTAAAGAACATTATAATCCGTTTTTTACTGAAGGAAAATTTCAGTTTGATTCCACTGTTGACAAACTTATTAAAACGGTTTACTTTCAGGCTGTTGCTGACCCGTTAACTTATGCTGGTGTTGGTGCAATTGGTGCATCGGGTCGTGCGGGTCGCATGGCTTTAGCGGTTCGCTTGGTTGAAAAATATGGTGATGCTGTTGATGCTGGACGAATCATTCGTTATGGTGCGTCAGGTGTACCTAAGACTATTCGTGAAGCCGAAGGTATTGCTACTGGTATTCGTTATGCAGGAAAAATTGTTCCATACACAGGTGGTGTTGAAAAAGGTTTTGCTGGCAGTCGTGCGTTTCTTGGTGACATCGTTTTTGCTGGTAAGGGTATAGAAAACACTGCTGGTCGTATTGCAGCGAACCCTATTGGTCGTGCTTTGGAAACAATGATTCCTAGGTCAGTTAAGGGTGTTGAAGGTTTGCGTAGTGGTTTTGGTCGCACTATCACAGATAGTGCTTTGCTTAAACGGGAACTTGTTCAGTTTGCGATGACAAAAAGTTATAAAGGTACTGTAAACAGTGCCGAGTTTTTGGCTAAACAATCGTTGATGGGTTTTGCTGACCGTCAAAAAGAACTACTTGGTCGTGGAACCGTGAACAGGGTTAAAGGTGTTGCTGGTGCTGTCCGAGATAAAGAAGCAGTAAACATTTACAAGTACCTTGAAATGCCTAAAGCAACTGTTGATGGTTTGACAACTATTACCCCTGAGTTAAAACAACTTGTGAGCGACATTCGTGATTGGCAGTCAACTTTGCGCCTCAGCGCAAACGCTGACATTGTTAAATTTGGTGATGACTTTGGAACAAACATTAAAGAAATTGGTTTTATTGATGATTATGTTCACCACAAACTTAGCAAGAAGGCTATTGAATGGTTGAAGTCTGAGGCTGGTCGCAAGGGTGAAGGAGTTCTTTATAAGTCCAGTGACATGTCTGCACGAGACTTAACAGAGTCAACTGGTGCAATTATGTTCCGTAAGTTGCGTGGAGAATATGTTGACCCCGACACTGGTCTTGTCCTTGCTGAGGAATTTTTTGGTGTACCAGTTCGCACTGGAAGTGTTGATGAAATCAACCAAATATTTGCTAAGGCTGTTGGTGACCCTGATGCTAAATGGTTTGAAACCGACATGGTTTCAATCATGGACAGTTACTCGTATTCAATTAACAAGGTGCGTGGACGAGTAGCGGCTACTCGTAGGGCAATGGATTTTGGTGACCCTGAAGTTATCCGACCTTTGATTAAGAAGGTTATTCCTGATGCAGAGTTGGTAACAAAACTAGAGGCTGTGTATGCGAAAGTTTTAAAGACACAAACATTTTTGCGTAACCGTATTCAACAAAACAAAATTATGGCTACCGATTATGCTCGTTCTGGTGCTAATTATGCTAAACGGTTTTTGTCTGGTCAGTTGAAAACTAAGGCTTTAACGACACAGGAAATCACTACTCTTAGTCGCCGTTTGGATGAAGCACTTGCACGGTTAACTCAGGCTAATGTTTCTGCTGCGACCAAGACTGTTGCTAAGCGTGGAGAGTTTACAACGATTCATTCTGTTCTTGTTGATGAGATTGCTAACCTTCGTGCCGCTATTAATAATCCTGAGCGTTATGCTGCAACTGTTGAGTTGCGGAACATTTACCTAGAAATTTACCCTAATCATAATCCTGCTACTTTGACTGGTAAAACTCCTGAGTGGTTGGCTGAAAAGATTATGAACTCTAAGGGCATGCCTGCTACCCGTGAGTTGCGTGTTGTCAATACAAAGATTCGTGAGTTGCGTGAAGAAATTGACGCTATACCTGATGGTCGTGAGTATGCACAACTTCGTGCGGAAAAGGCTGACGAATATTATGAACTTGAAAACATTGAACAAGGTTTTACCACTATTGCTGAAACAAAAGCGAACGCCACATACGCAAACGATGGTTTGCTTTATGGCGATGCTGGTGATTTGATTGAACTTCCAGAGGAAGCGGGTTATAAAGTATTCCGCACTAAACCACGAGATGAAGGTTTCAACAACTTTGAATCATCCGTAGCGATGGATGCTGTTCCTGATACTGAACTTGTTGACTTGCGTAACCCTATTCAAGCACAAGAGTATTTTAGTCCTGACAGTTTTGGCGAGGACATGGGGTTTGCTTTAGCGCAAAAAGGTTTGATGGTTGAGGGTGAGGAGTTCAGTGTTGCTTATCGTCAACTTGTTGAAACTGGCGCATATGACCCACAACTTGTAGAGTTTTATCCTGAGGTTGCAAATTTAGTTGACACAGTGTATTTCCACGCTAGGGCTATTAATCCTGCTGAGGCTGTTTCTGAGGAGGAAATCAAAGCAATTTTTAATGCTATTGATGAGCGTATTCGTTTGATTCCTGAACTTGATGACCCTGAAGATGTTGACATTTTTGCTAGGGAAGTTATGGAGGAACTTTGGGGTGCGAGTGCGTTTCGTCAAAGCACTAACCCAAACAATAGTCGTAGGGGTTTGTTGGTTCCACGGGAACTTGTTGATGATATTGAAACTGTTGATGAGTGGGCTGTTATATTTCCTCATAATGAAACTTTTCCGCAGCCAAGCATGGGTCCAAGTGCGCCTGTAAGAAATGTTAAAGATAATGTGTTTGTTCAACGCATACTTAGCGGTGAATATGAGCAGGCTTCTTTAGAGGTTTCGCTTGCAAAAGCCGCCAAGGAGGAGGAATTTAATGCGTTGGAGAGCGCACTGTTGGCTTCTATTGATAAACGGGCTGAACTGAAATCACTTAGTGGACGCAAAGGTGGGCTAACAGCCAGTGCCAATAGGCGTTTAAAGAAAACTGAAGCCGCTATGGAACAGTTGCGCCGAACTGATTCTATTGAAATCAATATTGGTGGTGTGAAAACTACTTTGACTCGTGAAAATGCTCAGCGTGAACTGGTTCGTATGGAAAAGAAATATGAAACCGCTTTAACACAGTTAGATAAAGAGATTGAATCTATTTATGTTTCTGAAGGCGTTCCACGAATTGGTTCTAAGGGTGGTGCAAAGGTTGATGCGATTGGTGATTATAAAGAACGCATCGCTATGTTGATGAATCAGGCTAAGGTTTTGAAAACTTGGTCTAGTACGACTGGTACTGTCCTTGCTAAAGATATTCAGGATTTGCATATTCTGTTGTCAGCCCGCCCACCTAAAGGTGCGGCGGCTGGTGCATCGGCTGCTTGGGTGCGTAAAGTTGACCGTGTTCTTGCCAGCGTTGGCGGTATTCAGGACCCTGCGTTGCGTAACGCTTATGACCGTGTAACAACATTGCTGTTAGCGGATGAGGCACGACTTGCTGTGCATGAGGCTGTGACGATTCCACGAATTGAAGCAACTCTTGACATGATGCGTAGTGGTTTGGTTGGACGGATGATTGACGACACTCTTGAAGGGTGGGAGGAAATCGCCAACCTTGGTGTGATGATGCCTGAGGAAGTTCTTAAAGTTTGGAAACCAAACCTAGAGAAGTTGCGTAGCAACATCACAAAAAATGCTTTCATTAAAGCATATGACTACAGCGTTGTGTTCTTTAAAACTTATGCAACTAGCACGGTTGGTTTCTTTGTCCGTAACGGTATGTCGGCAACTTTTATGAATCATGTCGCTGGCGTTCCACTGAGCGACATTGAACTTGGGTTCCGTGCGGCTTATCGTTTGGGTCAAGGTGAGGAAGCATGGTTGAAGTTCTTGTCCAAGTATCCTCCTAGAGAACGAGCCATTATGGAGGAAGCATGGAAAGCAACCGCAGCAACTGGTCGTGGACAGTCGGATGAACTTGCTAGTCCTGCTATTCGTGGCACTCTCAGCGAAAAGGTTTTGAACAACAAGGCAACAAAGTTTATTCGTTCAAAGAACGACTTTGTTGAACGGGCTGTGCGATACCCAATGGCTTTGGATTCCCTCAGGCGTGGACAGTCGTTTGATGAGGCTGTGGTTCGTATTAACCGCTACCACTTTGACTATAGCGACCTGAGTGGTTTTGATGAGGGCGCACGCAAAGTTATCCCGTTTTGGATTTGGACTAGTCGGAATGTGCCGTTGCAGATGGTTGAGCGTGTGGTGCATCCATCGGCGTACAGCATTTATGACAAAGTTACAGAGAACTCACCTGTTGGTGACAACATTATAATGCCGAAGTGGATTGCGGACTATAATCCGATTGCTATTGCTGGTCCGAACGGTGAGGGTGGGCAGTGGGTTTTGACACCTGATTTGCCGATGGTTCGTTTGGAACAACAGTTGCAACAACTTACGAACCCTGAACGGTTGGTTGGTCAGATGGCTCCTGTTATAAAGTTGCCGTTTGAACTTATTGCTGGCAGGCAGTTGGGTATTGATGTTGGTCCGTTTAAGGAGAAGCAGTCCCCTGCTACTGGTGTGCTTGACAAAACGGTGTTACGAACAATTGCTAACGCAATTGGTAAGGACGCTCTTGTTGGTGTTGACCCTAAGACTGGTGAACTGTTATTGGATGAGCGTGTACCGTATGTTGCACAGAACTTGCTACCTGTGTTGGGACAGTTGAACCGTGTTACTGGTGGTGCTACGGGCGGTAAAGGTTCATACAAGGAACGCCAGTTGGGTAACATTCTTAACTGGCTTGGTGTTCCTGCTCGTTATATTGGTCCACAGCAACAGGAATCCGAATCGTATGGGCGCACAATAGAGTTGGCGCAATACTTGAAAGACCTTGTTAAAACAAACAAAATGAACCCTAAGAAGTAGGGTCGTCTAAAGCCTGAGCGAGTTCGGTAATGATTTTACCGTACTCTTGCCATGACAATGCGAGTGCGGAAGGGTTTCCATACTTCGCTTCTGTCCATGCTTCAACTAGTTCTTTGGCAGCAAGTTTGCTGATTATAAATTCCATAACGAAACCTGTTTCGTTATCCTCTATCATCTGAGCAAATATACCTTCAAGTTCAGACATGTCATCTGGGTTGAAGTCTGGGTTATGATTTTTTGGCATGTTTATCCAACCATGCAACAGACACAGCGATGTCCTCAACCCGTCTGATTGCTGTTTTTGGTGCGCCAGCCTGTTTCAGTTCTTCATGCAGGAGTGTCAGTTGTTCGTTCAGTGTCGTCAAATTCAACTTCTTTGATTTCGTCATATAATTTCCCTGCTAAGTATTCAATTTTTTCGGCTTCGGTCTTGTCGGTTTCAGAAATAACATATATTAATGCCATGAGTGTTGAGATAATAAATTTTTCGTCAACAAAAATTTCTCCCCCACCAATCTCGTATCTTGTTCCTGTTTCACCATATTTAGATGTCATATTTTTCTCCCATTTTTTCAACGAATTTTTCGTTTTCCAATAATGCTTTCTGTAAATTTTTTAACGCTGAATCAACTTTTCTCCACGCATGCGACTTGGCTTTAATGCCAAGGTCGCTTGCAAGTTCTTGATATGTTTGTCGCAAATAGTATATGCCATGTAATGCGTCTTGGTCTGCTTCGCTTAGCGTGGACAGTGACTCTTGTATCAGTTCAATCAGTTCCCAATCGGTTTCATCATGTGTAACCGAAAACGGTTGCATCAATAATTCTATTTCGGTTTTACCAGTTTTACTCGTTGGTTCGTACTTCATCGTATTCCGTGTTAATCATCATGTCCATAACATCCTCAGGTTCCAGCAAATATCCTTTTGACGGGTTGCTGGAGGACCATGCAAAAGAGTGGTATTTCTTTGGATTAAATCTCTCCTTGTTGGCTTTTAAGTATCGTTTGATTCTGTCCGTGCTAACTATCACAAAGGAGCCATCCAAGGTATAAACATATACCCACCATTTTGCTTTTGTTATGGAAAGCCCCGAAGGGGTCCATAACGGTTTACCCTCATCATCCAGTTTCTTGCGTGGATTATGAGTCATCTCTAGGACCATACGCCCGTTGCGGTATCGGTCTGTTTTAACTTCAAAGGAACCATCAGACATGGCATCAAGAAAATCCTCTACAAGTTTTTCACCTTTTTTACCGAACTTTAGGTCGGTATGGAAGTCAAACTTGCGGGCTGGAATATCATAATCTGATTGGTTTTTGCTCACTGTTTTTCCGCCTGAATAACAGTTACCTGTTTGTCATCCAACCATGCAACACCGTTCAAACCATCCATTAATAGTTTCACATAGTTATCTAGGTCGCCACGAAGTTTGGATTGCTCACCATCAATCGGAGTTAGCGTTACTGTTGTTCCTGTGGGTGTGAATACACATTCAACTTTTACTGTGCCTTCATATTTGGGTCCGTCATATATTTGTGCGATGTATGCTTCTGCTTCAAGTGTGGTTTTGGGCGTAAAAACACGACCATAGCGTGTCATGCGTGGTCGTCCTTTCGGAATTGGTTTGATTGGAAAGAAAACGGTGTGTGGTTTCTTTTTGTTTTTACGCTTCGCTGCCATTATGGTTTTGCTGTCTGTATGAAGGTGTGGAATGGTGCGCCTGAACCGCTATCAAACTTTGCAGAAACTGTTAACGATTTAAGCAACAACTGTTTAGCATTTGCTTGTACGACACGCTTCCCGTTTGTGTAAGCCTGCAATGCACCTAAACCAAAGTGTCCACCTGAACCGATTGCATACAGGTTGCATGTGTCTGTTTCTGTTCCATAATCCTCATCAATTTGAAACACTGTGCCATTAGCGCAAACGAGTATCTCGTTTGCTGATTGCGCTGGCTGGTCATCGTATTGTGGTCTGCCTGCACCATGTGCTTCTAAACATTCTTTATAGGCGGGGACAAAGTGTGACACCATAAACTTCACGAGTTTTGCGCCAACAAGTTTGGGTGGGAGTACTGGTGGGTTGAACGCATGTTGAATCACATTCGCACCACGGGTGTCTCCTGCTACGCCAATCAGATATTTGCCTACGGCAACTACTTTGGGTTGGTTCATGCGTCCAACACGGTTGTAGTCATCTGTCCATTGTGAGTCGGAACCGATTGCACAGTAGTCCTCACCTTGGATTGCAAGTATTGTTGTCATTATGAATGGACCCTCACTACAAGTTTGTCTATTTCTAGTTCACCATCGTGGCGCAAATGATATTTGCCCCACCGTTTATCTGCTGTCATCAACACAATCTTAGTCTGACTAGGGTTCAGTCCACTGCGAACAGTTTCGTGACCCAACTTCGCCAGCGTGGATGAACGGTCTTTGCCTGCTAACGGTCCGTCACGCCAAATGACCTTGCCCAACGGGCTAAGTATCTGCATAGCCTCACTGAGAGTTGCATCATAAACATAATCATTTACGACAACTGGTTCTTGCTTGGGTGGTTGATACATGGATGCGATGCGCTTAATCGCTTCCTGCGGAGTCCGATGGTGGTGGGCAGATTGAACAAAGTCACTGAACAGCAACGGGCTAGTGAAATTGCCCTGCTCCACATGGTTTCTGTTGAAGATGCGTTGCTTGTCTGTCGTAGTGTCTGCGATATTCGGGTATGGTAGGCGAACATAGTTTCCATATTGTCCTGCTTTCAAAGTGGTTTGCTTCGGGTTAACTTCGGTGGTTGGTGTTTCCGCTACATGGGATGCAACTACCAGCATGTTACGCATATCCTCAGCAAGGACAGCATGGTCAGCGAATACCCAAACATGGAATCCTTTGCTACGGGATTTCTCTATCCATGACACGATGCCTGCTTCTAGCAATGCGTCATGGAGTTTGACTGCGTGTTGGTCTGCATCGGCTGTGTCAAAGTCAACGCAACCCCATGCCACATAATATTGGTCGGCGTGTGGGAGCATCGGGTACACACCGATTGGTGCTTCCCCTGTCAGGTGTTGTTGGAACACTTTGTCGGTCAACTGTTCTTTTACACAGCGACCTTCGTTATGTCCGTAAACATCTGCCCGTCCACGAAACAGTGTGATGAACTGTTTCATAATGTAATCAGGTATCACCAGTCCTCCAAGGTTTCTGCGAGTGTTAACTGTTCTAGTGGATTGTCCACGCTAGGTCGTGTTTCTTTCCAAGGTAGCACACCTGTGTCAAGCCGATGTAAACGACCTGTGCCGTATTCAATTGTGAAATCCATATCGTCAAGCAACTGCGAAGCAGGACGCTTGCACTTCACTAAGTTGAGTGTGACGGTATCCATGTGGATACGCAACTCGTACTGTAATGATTCAATCTTTTCCATAATCTTTTCGGTATTAGCGGAACGCTCCAGTTTTCCTTGCAGGTCACGAATGTAACCTTCAATTTCAAACCGTTTACGGCGTACACCAATAATGTGTGTCGCTTGTTGTTCACCACCATAAGCACCTGAACTGATAGTCATTTTTTTTCCATCAGCACCCGATGAGCGTGACGATTGGTGCAACACAAGTAACGGTTTATTATGGCGTTTACCGAACGCTTTAATTGCGTTGGCTTTGGATGGAACATCCTCGCCAGCACCCGTCAACAGTTCCAAGTAATCCACAACGATAAGTTGTGGGTCACCAATCGCATCGGACACTTCCGCTAATGAGCGTTCCATGTCCAACAGTGAAACTGTTTGGTCAAACACGGCTAGGTTCGGGAAATGTTCCCGTGCTGTGTCCTTTAACAAATTTATGGCTGTGCGGTCATTGTTGGCGATTTGTTGTTCCAACATGTTCGCATCCACACCATGAACAACACACGCCAACTTAATCAGCGTTAATGTTCGTGGCTCGTCAGGACAGAAATACACAACACGCTTGTCCTTGTTCGCTACAAGTATCTGTAGTAGTGCCAGTGTTTTACCGCTATGTGAGTAGCCGTTTACCAAACATAATTCGGCTGGTGCTATTCCTCGCATCTCGGAATCAATGTCTGCGAAACCTGTGTAAACTCGTTCGTGTGGTGTTTGCGCCCAATGGACATAATCATCAGCCGCTTTTTCAAGTGGCGTAAAGTAGTTAAACTTTGGCGTTATAGACAAATCGGACGGGGCGATGTTCTCGCCCCGTCCAATCTTTGCCCAACGCTCCGTGTAATCAGGAGCAGGTGTCATGTTTGTTTAACGCTTTGCTCGTGGTTCCCAAAACGCTTTGTCGCCTGAGACTGCCTTGAACCAAGGACGCTTAGGGTTTGCTTGCAAACCGTCACGGTTGTCCCACACTTCGGTTACGCCAACCTTGGCACATTCTGCATGCAACCATGCTGGAATCGGACCATGTTGTGTACCCTTGACACGGACCTGAAAGCCACCTGAGGAAGCCTGTGGGGCTGGTGCAGGGGTTTCTACTGGTGTAGCACCAAAGGTTGAAATAACAGCCTGTGCTACTTCTTGTTCGGTCATACCGCCGTTGGTCATGCCATGCTTTTGCAACAGGGCATCGGTTGTGGCATCAAACGCCATCGCCCAATTAGCGATGTTAAGCATAATGTCATCTGTCTTAGGTGTCAGGTCGGCAGCAATTTTTGCAGCCACCTGTGTGATTATGGATTGGTCTTTGCTGATGGTATTCATTTCAAGCCTCCTGCTTGTTTGTTTGGTATTACATTAGTGAACGACACGACCTGACTGGAGGTGACCGAGCCGTGCCGTTCGTGAACTAGGTATGAGCATAGCATGGACATGTTAGACATCCAACTGCTCAGGGAAAGAATCATCTGCGTTGCGAACAAACGCACCTTTACAGATGCTCCAGTAACTGCACCATGACTCCGAGCATAGTGCTGAGGAATCGTTCATAATCCAGTTGTTTTCGTAACCGTTGTTCATCGCTGTGTTAACTGCGCCACGAATGTATTGACGCAACCATTGTCCATGCGCTTCGGTACGAACGATGGAAACGATTTGTGATTTAGGTTTCTCTTGACGAACCATAACACCGAAACGGAAATCAACAGGATAGTTGGGCGATAGCCCTAACGAAACACAAGCGTCAGCATAAACGCTGGCTTGGATGTTGGACTTCTGCTTTTCCTTAATGTTGTATTGGCGGCTGGCTGTTTTCCAGTCCCAAATAACACCGCTAGGTGAAACATAATCCATTGTTCCTTCCACATAAACGGCGTAGCCGTTAATGGTGAAACCGAGACTGGATGAGAACTTGTGTTCTACTTTTCCACCTTGCTCCACATGGGGCAGGATGCCGTCATAAAACGCAAGCGACATAGATTCCAGATAGGCGGGGATTTTGTCTGGGTCAATGTTGGTCTTTTTATAATTGGTGTGTTCCAGCGTTTCATATTCGTTGTTCACAACTTCCAACATGTCAGCAACTTCGGATGAGCGACCATCTAAAACGGATTCAATGCCAGCATGCAAAGCGGTCCCGATGATTGTTGCATCGGAACCTGTACGAAACTCAGGACGAATTTGCCCAAGCCTTGCACGCTCAGGGCATATAGTCATGTCACCTAACCATGATTGCCTAATATAAATCTTTTGATTGACTTTATCTATTCTCATTTATGACCTCCAATAATTAGCATGGACAAATAATAACACATATAAGTTACACATCCTTCTTTTTCATTTGTCGCTTGTGCCAGCGAACTGTGTCGGGAACATAACTGGTCCCGTATTTCTCGTTAATTATTCTAACGATTTCTTTGTTCGGTAATGTCCCCGCCATAATCATTTCATGGAACTCTTTTTTAACTAGTCCCATGTTATTACCACGACCATATGTGCGAACCACTATTGGTTCGTACAGTTGTTGGAAACTTTTCACCATGTTGCGATTTAGCCCGTATTTACGCACTATTTTCATGTAATTTGGGCGTTCCTGAAGCATGTCTGCCTCAAACTCTAGAAAAGTTTCCCTAGAGACATACATGTGAAACTTGTTGGTGCTGAAAGCAATCATATAATCATTCAACTCCACACCCAACTTGTCAATCACCTGAAGGACACTCGTGACATTATGAAACTGTTTCACAGCATTTGCCACAGAGTCCCGAATAATTTTCCAGCGTTGCAACGGATTCGTGGGCAGTTCTAACGGTTGCAAATCGTCAAACGAACCACCCATAAACTCGGAAACAAACTGGTCATGTATCTCCACGACAGACTCCAACCACGACAGAATATCGTCACGGTTCGTCAGGTCATAACCTTTCAGGTATGCGATACGGTCACCCATCCACATACCCTTTATGGCATCGGAGGATATGTTAACACCAATAGGTGTAACATCATCCAAATTATGGTCATCACACATTTGCTAATCTCCGTGCTTGTAGCGTTGTCTCTACTAGGTTTTGCCACTGCTCGTCAGTGGTCAAATCATAAATCATTTTCAGACACAAACCCAATGCAAGGTTTTCTCCGAAAACTTCTTTCATGTTGTTTTCAACATCAAAAATTTGGTCATGTGCTTTCATACTTCCTCTGCCTCCAGTTCAAACCAATCAGCCCATACCGCCGAAGGATGCAAACCCAAACGAATCGCATACTTGTCGGCAAACCATTGGTTTATTTGTGTGTTTTTATATTTCCATTTACGAACAATTTGGGGATGAATCCCCAATGTTTGTGCGATAATTGTGTCCTCGGTTTCAGGACGAAACATTCGCAACAACTCCGTTGCAGGATAATGTCGTGCCTTAAATTTTCTCATCAACAATCACCGACCTACGGTTATAATCCTCAACCGCTTCCATAACGCCACAATCAGAACAAATTTCGGTCTTGTTATCTCTCCGAGATAACGCACCTTTATATTGACCCTCATATTCCGCATTAGGAATCGGACCATCACAAATTGGACATGACATATTACTTACCTTCCTTTCGTAGAAAACCATTTATAACAATTCCATTTGGGAACCTATCCCAAACACTTAAACCTAATGAAACAACACAGTCGGCACAGAAATATCCTGCCCAACCATTAGGGTTTTTCTCACCAGCATAAGCAACCGCATGGTCACCGCAGTTCTGTTCACACATTACCATATCCATCACTTACCTACTTTCTGCATTTGCACTCTAGTTGCATGATTGCAACATAACGGTAACTCACTAAGGCGAACAAACACTTCAATAGTGTTATCGCAACTAGAACATTTATATTTTCCTTGCGCCACCAAGGAACCAGTGGTCGCCCCTCTCCGAGGGGCAACCACCTTTGCTACTGGGTTATCTGACATTATGAATTTCCCTTTAGGAAATCCTCAATTTCATTAACCAAAGAAGCACCTTGTGCTTCGCTAGCCATCTCCATCAAACGCTCATTCACCTTGTGTGTCAGGTCCGTCAACATTTGCATCGCCACACCATTGTGGGAGTTCGTGTTAATTTCCTCCGCCATAGTGCTTACAAGCAATTCCAATTCCTCTTTGGTTGCCAAACCGAACGACTCTGCAAGCCCCAACACAATCGTGGCTGTCGTAGCCTCGTTGTATGTTTCCGCAACATGTTCAGTGAACTTGGTCGTGAGGAACTGAAAGAAACTTTCAGGCAAATCATAATTCTCACCGTCATACTCACCGCTAGGTGATTCACCAGCAACAATCACACAAGGACCAACAAGGTTCCTGCCGAACAATGCACTAGCGAACCAGTTTTGTTCCAAACCAATTAGCAAACCCTCATCGTGAACATAACCAACGATGATATGACCGCCAACTTTAGTTGTGACACAATCAAATGCGCCACCAACCATGGTTTGAATGTCGGTATATTCACCGACCATAACGGGTTCAATCTCAACCCCTATACCACAGGGCATAAATGCCCCTGCCACTTGCTTACTCATATCATACCTCCAAAGGTACAGACTCGGACTGGAATCATCAGCACGGAAAAGTATCCGTGTTTACCCCCGAAGGGGTAATTCATCCTTACCAGTTGTGTGAAAATTTATTCGTTGTACATGACCTCCTTCAAGTCCTTAATTCTGTTTTCCAGAATTTCAACTATTCGGGCATTTTGAATCTCAACAACTTTCATGTTGTTGCGATTGTGTAAGAGTTGGTCACGCAATTCCTGTGTGTTCCAACTTTCCAAGTTGTCAATCATTTTTCACCTCCAATCGGTTTACTTGTAAACACTTTAACACATCCCCTTAGAACTTGTCAAGCACCTTGCTAGTAGCAAGATACCAGTCAAATGCTTCGCTATGAGTTACGAACACTTCACGGTCACAAACCGCAACGGGGACAACTGTCGTGTCCCACAGTTCCGCTTGCCACATGTTAATTGCCTCGTTCCAAAACAATTCAAACTGGAACCCATTATCGGCAGGGATTGACAAACCTGAATTTGTTGTCCAAAACGGGGACAAAAACTCTCGCAGGTCCGCTTCCTGTTCCGCATACTTTGCATCCTTGCGAAGGTCATTCAATCCGAACAGGATGAATGTTTCCCATAATGCGAACCCAAGGAACACTGAAGTTCCAAGGAAGTTCATAAACATTGGCATAAAGCCAGTCGGTAAACCGAACCAGCCGAAACCAACCCACAATGTGAGGGCATACAACCCCCACATCAACAATGTCCGTGCTATTTGCTTTTTCATTTCTCAACCTCCAAGGTTGTTGTTGTTTATAATTACATCTTACACCAAAGGTGTAACAAGGTAGCGGAGGATAACATCACTACCCTGTTACACCGAAGGTGACCCACTAGATTAGGTTCAAACCAGTAATGGTTTGCATAACCCATTCCACAGGATTCTCCATGCACTGTGAGGCACGGGATTCCAAACGCTCCATCCGAATGTCTGCACCAACCGTTGGAGCATAAAGCGTTGGAACCGTTCTGCCGTAACTACCGTTACGAACAGCACCAATTGCTGTTGCACACTTGGACATTTCACGGACAGCGAACGCCATTCGCCTTAGCATCGCAGGATGAGCCAAAGTAAACATGAGTTCGTCAATGTCCAACCTATCGGTTGGGTCATGCAACTTGGTTACCGTTGTGTGATATGCCGAACCGCCAGTGATAGCAGTCTCACCATAAATCTCCACAGAAACACCAAGTTTCTGCAAAGTGTCCACCAAGGCAAGCAACACGATGCCCCGTTTCATAATGAAGTCACCACTGAAACTACTGGATGCACCGTAGTCAATGAAAAGTTTAACAACTTTTCCCATCCGTTCGGCAGGCTCCATAGGGAAGTCCAACATGCACATCGGTTCGTTACCACAGTAACGACCAACATCCACAACACCACCAGCGACATTCCAAGTCATACTTGGGGCAATTTCCAGACGGTCCGCTATAACCTCCGACATTTGGTTGAGTAGTTCCTCAACCTGAGGACGAACATCGTGCCAACCGCTACGGGCAAGTTCCTTTGCTTCAGCAAAGGAACGCATCCCGTCCCAACCGTCCATCCCATCCTTATCGGATGAACCATAATTTGGATTTTGCTCAACATAGTTGAGCATTTCGCCGAATGAGTCAAAGTAATCCACATGGACATTGCGATTGTCCAACCACATGAGTTTCGTATTGCTTTCCATATTCAACCTCCAGTTGAATCGTTATGAATGATTATAACCAACGGGGTCCCCGAAGGGACCCCGTAACCAGTGAACCTAAGCGGCTACCGTCAAGGTTACACCTTGACGAATTTTTTCCACTTGGTCCTGCTTTGCACCTTTCAACACTGTGGCATTGTACACCTTGTTCATGTCCATGCCCTGAGCAAGTAGCCCTGCACCGTTCGCTGTGGCTCGTGGTGACACGATGACACGCAAACCGCTAGTGGCAACATTAATTCGGCTACGCCGTACAGCCTCCAACCACACTTTAGCAGTTGCCGAAGGCAAACCGAACCCTGCAAGCATTGCATCCTCAACCGATTCGTCAATGTCAACATTGAAGAAGGCGAAACGGTCCAAAGTTGCACCGTCAATTGGGTTACGACCCACATACTCGGCAGTCGCACCATTACCGTAGGTATTTCCTGCGGCAACTGCGATGAAATCGGGATGCTTTTGCACCATCCCGTCAGGGAAAGCCATAAAGCCGTTGCTCAAAGCGGAGTTAAGAACTCCGAGAACATTCGGATTCGCATTGTCAATCTCATCCAACAAGTAAACGCCACCGTTCTGAAAGAACTCACGGAGTTTCGTAGGGACATAATTGGAATTGGCATCCTTGAAGCCCTTTAGGGCATATTCCGTTGTAGCGGCAGTTAAGTTTTCGGCATGAAAACTTAGATTCAATGCCTCGGCAACTTGCGAAACCATCGTGGTCTTGCCAGTGCCAGCAGGACCCACAAGGAATGTGTTGCAACGGGCAGATATTGACATCATAATGTCAGCGAAAGCCATATGTTGAACACCCTTTAGGGTGATTGCTGGGCGGTCCTTGACGATGATTTGTGTAACCTTCGGTTGCAACGCCTCAATTTTCGTGTTCAGACGGTCCATGGCAACTGAAGTTGCCAAAGCCATAGGGTCAACAACATCGGAAACGATGTTACGAACCGCATCCTCGTCAATCCCTACAGGGATTGTTTGCATAATGTTTGCAACCATAGTTGCAATCACCGCATCCAACGATGAACCAGTTGGTGTCACTGCTTTAGCAGGGACAGGTTCTGTGGTCCGAACCACTTGCTTAGCAACCGTAGGTTCAGAAACTCCCATAGCACCATCTACGATGGCAAGAATTTCTGACAACGGCTTGTGCATTGGGGTTCCACCCCAATTCACATTCAGGAACGAACCGACCTTAATGAGTTGAACCTTGGAAAGGTTATGGAACGACACCCACCTCCCGTCCTCAAATTGTACACGCCTCGTGTTCTTATCTACCGATAAGATGTCTTTGCTTGCTGTTGCCATAATGTTATCCTCCCATTATGAAATAATGGCTGTCCGTTCACGGACATCTAATGCTAAAGCATTTGCTCTAGCCACCAATTGCTTATGTTTATGTCCTAAAGGACATAGCGGAAAGGCAAGGAATTGAACCTCGCTAATCCCCACGATGACTCTAGCATAATGCGTCCATCATCGCAAGGATTCTCACTGCCTGCAAGCCTCCCGTGATATTCGTGGGTTATTGTCGCCCCGAATAACATTTCATGTTAGCACAAGTAATTCCGATGCCGTCAACTTCATACCCTAAAGGGTAATCTCCAGTGTCAACGACAATCCTACAGATTGTCCATGCTACTAACCAATGTGAACATCGTAAACGATGTTCGTGTCGCTTTACGCCGTCCCTCATTTCATTGAGGGAGAATAGGTTGCCCTGCGACTCCAACAGCCATCCATGACTCATGACAAACGCCATGAGGTGTCGCTGTGTGGCGGACCGATTCGGATTCGTGTCCTATCGTTCGGTTGACGATGCCACGATTCGGGAACTCTGAACCGTGAACCGTTGCCGATTCCGATGCCAACACTATGACCCCACCAAATTCAAATTGCAAGTCATTCACCGCACGCCTTTTATTGCGCCTGTTTTCCTACGCATAATGCACACCAAAATTCACACGCTAAACACACGGTGAACCGCAAGCCCATATACCCATCGGTAACCAAGCCTCGGTTCAAGCCTCGGCTCACGCCCCCGTCACACACGCATTATGAGGCGAGGCATAATTTTTGGTGGCAGATTATGGGGCAATTCATAATGCGAAATCCATAATCCAACCTCATGTAGCCACATGGCGCATGGCACAGGGGAGCATGGGGGGGTACGCCCCTATGTGTATTTATTTATATAAGGAGGTAGAGCCGATTTGTGAAATTTTTATACGGG